TGTACAATCTTCTGGAATGTCACATAGATCTAGATCTAGAAGGCTTCGAAGATATTGGTACAGACGGGCAACCGACTGGTATCAAGCTACCTTACATCGTTACGATCGAAGAAGGTAGTGGAGTAGTTCTTTCGATAAGAAGGAATTACGCGCCCAATGATCCATTAAAACGAAGAGTTCAATATTTTGTCCACTTCAAATTTCTGCCTGGACTAGGATTCTACGGATTTGGATTAATACACATGATTGGCGGATTGAGTAGAACTGCAACAGTCGCTCTCCGCCAATTATTAGATGCAGGGACATTATCTAATTTACCTGCAGGGTTTAAACAAAGAGGTGTTAGAGTTAGAGATGAGGCATCACCAATACAACCAGGTGAGTTTAAAGATGTAGATGCACCAGGCGGTAATTTACGTGAAGCATTCTTCCCTCTACCTTACAAAGAACCATCAGCAACTTTATTACAATTGATGGGTATCGTAGTTCAAGCTGGTCAAAGATTCGCGGCTATATCTGAATTACAAACGGGTGAAGGCACACAGAATGCAGCTGTTGGAACAACGATCGCTCTTTTAGAGAGAGGATCAAAAGTTATGTCAGCAATACACAAAAGATTATATAACTCTATGAGAAACGAGTTTAAAATATTATCTAGAATTATTTCTACTTATCTACCAAAAGAATATCCATACGATGTTATTGGTGGAGCAAGAATTATTAAACAAGCAGACTTCGATGACAGAATAGATATTTTACCTGTAGCTGATCCTAATATTTTTTCTATGTCACAAAGAATTACATTAGCACAAACACAATTACAGCTAGCCACATCTAATCCACAAATTCATAATTTATATTCGGCCTACAGAAACATGTACGAAGCTATTGGTGTTAAGAATATTGATCAAGTATTACCACCTCCTGCTCCAGTGCAAGCGATGGATCCAAGTAGAGAACAAGATCATAGAGCACATATCACAGCACACTTAAATTTTATGTCAACAAACATGGTTAGAAATAATCCTGCTGTTATGGCTGCCATACAGAAAAATATTTTAGAACATATTAGTCTAATGGCACAAGAACAGATACAATTAGAGTTCAAAGAGCAACTAGAACAACTCGCAATGTTAAGACAGACAGCTCCAGTTGATCCACAAGCTTCACAACAGCTAAATTCTGTTGTTCAAAACATAGAATCTAGAAAAGCGGTGTTGATTGCAGAGATGACACAAGAATTTATGATGGAAGAAAAGAAAATTACATCACAATTTGACTCTGATCCACTTCTAAAATTAAAAGCGAGAGAGGTTGACCTACGTGCAATGGAAAATGAACGTAAAAAAGTTGCAGATGAGGCAAAAGCAGACCTTGGAAGAGCAAAATTAATGCAAGCTAAAGACATTTCAGAAGAAAAAATGGATCAAAATGAAAGATTAGCTAAATTAAGAGCTGGAGTTAGCCTTGCAAAGGCTGATAAACCAGGTATAACTGCAATAGAGGTAGAAGAATAATAAAATAGGAGTAAAAATGCAAAGACTAGATAAAATTAAGCCAGTTAAAGTAGGCGAACAGCAAGTTGAGATAGATCCTAGATCTAAAACAACAGCTGACAAAGCTTTTAACTATATTGGTACAGGGAAACCTGAATTACCAGTAGGTGGACAAAAAAGAATGCTGGCTGAAAAGAAAAGAAACTCAAAGGCGTACTAATGGCTTGGTTCAGTTTAGCAAAAATTGCTTTGCAGGCTGGAAGTAAAATTTATTCCAACCGCCAAAAGACAAAGATGGCTATGTCTGATGCACAATTAATGCATGCAGAAAAAATGGCTAGAGGCGAAGAGGCTTACCAAGGCAAATTGTTGGAAGCTAGACAATCTGACTGGAAAGACGAATTTGTGTTGGTAATTTTAAGTGCTCCAATTGTAGTGCTTGCTTGGGCGGTCATAAGCGACGATCCGCAGGCTATGGAAAAGGTAAAACTTTTCTTTGAATATTTCTCGACGCTCCCTTCATGGTTCACAAACCTGTGGATTTTGGTTGTCGCGAGCATTTTTGGTATAAAGGGTACACAAATATTTAGAAACGGAGGCAAAAAATAATGTCTGGAGTAGGATTAGCTAAAAAAGGATTTGGTGCAGCTTATAAAGCTTTTAAAAAAATTGAAAAAAAAGCAGATAAAGTTTCTGAAAAAATGATTAAAGAAATGAACTCTCCAAAAATATCAGACAAAGTTAAAGGCTATTTAAAATTAGGCGCTGGAGCATTGGGTATGGGAACAGCATTTCCTAGCACAGTAGATAAAGATAAAAAAAATAGAGGCAAAAAATAATGTCTAAATATTATAATGCCTATAAAGCAGTTAAACCACTTGCTAAAATAGCTGGCCAGAAAACTGTAGGTGCTGTTAAATCAGCAGCAAAAAAAGCTAAGGCTAAAGCTTCAGAATTTAATATCAAACAAGGCTACAGAAAAGCAAAAGAAAAACTTGATAAAACGTTAAATAAAACAGATGCAATTCTTAAAAAATTTGATAAAACTATAGACAAACAGAAAAAAATTATGGGAGATAAATAATGCCTAATAAAAGATATAACAAACAAATTTTTAAAATGGCTGATGGTGGATCAATCAGTCCTAAAGACATTGAAAAGATGACAGAAAAAGCAAAACCTGCAGTGGAACAAGCTTTTAGTATACTTAAAAAATTTAAAGAAAAAAAAGATAAGAAAAAACAAATAAAGGGGGATTCAGGAAAACAAAAGAAAAAAGCACCTTTTGATGCAAAAGATAAACCAAAATCTATTAGAGAAAAAATAGCACCAAAGAAAAAAATGGATAGATTAAAAGAACTTAGAGAGGAATTAAAACAAGATGGTGGAACTATAGGAGCGATGGGTCAACGAGCTGCACCAAGAAAGTCTCAATACATAACTAGAAAAGAAAAACCTAAATACATAACTAAAAAAGAAAAACCTCAGTACATAACTAAAAAATCTAAGTTTATAACTAAGAAGAAAAAACCAGTACAGAGTGAGTCTAAGTACATAACTAGAAAAGAAAAACCTAAATACATAACTAGAAAACGAAAAGAATCAGGTAGACAAATGGGAGGTGGACCTCGTGACTAAACTTTGTTCAAGAGCAAAACGAACAGCGAGAAAAAGATAATGGCAAATAAAAAATCAAGACCTACAGATTTAACTATTAAAAATAAAATTAAAAATTTATTTCCCGCAAGTAAAAAAGTTAGACAAAGAATAAAAGAAGGTATGAAAAAAAGTAAACGTAGAGGAAAAAGATAATGACAAAACTTTGTCCTAGAGGAAAAGCAGCAGCGAAAAGAAAATTTAAGGTATACCCTAGCGCCTATGCTAATGCCTACGCATCTAGAATATGTGCTGGTAAAATTAAAGATCCATCTGGTAAAAAAAGAAAAGATTTTAGAGGACCTAAACCTAGCAAAGCTATGGGTGGTAGAATAAGAAAAATGGGCGGAGGCATGATGCAAATGCCTAGAGCAATGTATAAAAAAGGTGGTAAATCTTTCCCAGATCTTTCAGGTGATGGCAAAGTTACGATGAAAGATGTTCTTATGGGAAGAGGAGTTATTCCACGAAAAGGTAAAAAAGGTGGTGGCTTAATGGAAGCAACATCTAGATTAAAAGCTCAAGGTTTAAAAGCTGGAGGCGTAGCTAAAGGTTGTGGAGCTGTCATGAACGACAGACGTAAAGTTACTAAAATGTATTAACATGGCTGGTCTAAAGACATGGTTCGATCAAAAATGGGTAGATATTGGGAGCAAGCGAAAAGATGGATCGTTTGCAAAGTGTGGCCGTTCAAAACAGAAAGCGGACGCGAAGAGGAAGTATCCAAAATGCGTGCCTCTAGCGAAAGCGAGACGAATGTCGGAAGGCCAAAGAAGATCTGCCGTTGCCAGGAAACGGGCAGCTGCCAATGTGGGACCTAAACCTACAAACGTAAAAACATTTGCAAAAAGAAAAAGCATGGGTATGGGAGGTTTAGTATGAGATTACATTTAGCTAGAGGTGGAGATGTAATGCCACCAAAAACAAAAAAATTTTTTCGTCCAACGGAAAAAGGTGCGGGTATGACTAAAGCTGGCT